TTGCAGACAATGCGCCCTTCGCCCCTGCCGCGGCTGATATCGCTGGATGCAAAGGGACAATCTCAATTGCCGCGAGCGACTACAAAGCACCGCAGTCGTCCTTCAATGTGGCAACGTTACGAAGTGTCGGATTTGAGTTCACCTGTGTGGCAACAACTTTATATGCCTATTTAGTTCCACCGCAAACCACGACCCCAGGAACAACGACATTGACAATCACGATACGTGGGGAATTTATCGACTGAGGTGCATTATGAATAGACGAAGACGAATGATGATGATGGGGGGCAAAGCACCTTGGTATCTTAGTGGTGGAATAGCAAAGCCCAATTGTGTCGCTGCGTATCAATCCAAAGGTGCCGCTAATTATGCAGCAAGTAAAATTAATCTTGTCACCCCAGGTACTTATGATTTAACGGATGGTGTGGCGTTTCCGACATGGGATGCTACAAACGGGTGGTATTTTACTGCCCTAAGTTTACAATATTTAACTATTGCCAGTGCAATCATTCCCGCCACACCACTCTCAATGGTATGTAGATTTCTTTCTAGTAATGCAGACTTACTTATGTATCTAATGTCAATTTGTCAAAGTGGGGGCAACGCCTCAGCGTTTGCAATCGCAGCAAATGGAGCGGCGGCGGGCGATCCGATAGTTGCAGAAACCGTAAATAGCCCTACTGATATAGTAGCAGCGTCAACTGCAGGTTTTACAGCCCTCACTAAATATACCGCAACGGCTGTATATTCCGCAATTGATGCACGAGCTGCATTTATTAATGGAACTAATAAGGGAACAGATGTAACATCAGTAACCCCAGGTGGATTGAATGCTACTTATTTAGGAGTATTCAATATAGGTGCAGATCTATTATGTTACCTTGATGGGCAAATTAATTCCTGTGCATTCTATAATATTGCCCTATCTGATTCCCAAGTATTAGCACTTCACACCGCAATGGCGGCATTATAATCAATACCTATTTTAATAAATAAGGAGTTATCAAATGACTTACACATTTAAGTATCAATTGAAAGAAGCACCTTCGTCCGCAGTAAACGGTACAGGTGTCGTATCGTTCCTCATTGATGCTATTTACAGCACGGATGGAATTAACTATGTTGTCATACCAGGATTTACGAGAAATTTACTCGTACCATTTTCGGAATTAAAAACGATCATGGATATGCCGCACGGGACAGGACCGCAAAAGACTGCTAAGACTAATGCGCTGAAAGAGGTGTTGAAGTTACATACCTATACGTCTGAACCACTTCCTCGAACACCTGACTGGAGTATTGCTGGAATGTCCGCTTGGGTGATTGCCAATGATAGTGCAAAGGCTGAGGCGAACCGAGCCAATGCCTATATTACCGTGACCCTGGCGCAGACTTATCCTGTGCCATTCGTTTTATGAAAGATTGACAATATTGAAAAAGGTAGCACTGGTAGGATTTGCGGCAAAGACGAAAGAGGTTGTATGGCCGGATAACGTCGAAATCTGGACAATCAACTATGCCTGGAATTATGACTTTGTTCGCATTGACCGCCTTTTCGAGATGCACCCATATAGTCAACTCAAAGTTGATGCAGACGGAGATAATGAACGGAATCGTAAACATTGGGCATGGTTACAGGCGCCGCACCCGTTTCCAATTTATATGACGCACAAACACAAGGCCATTCCCGCAAGTAAAAAGTATCCATTAGATGAGATATGTAATGACTGCTTTGCCTATTTATGGCGATTCAATGCGCTTAACCGTTATCTGACTTCATCCGCGTCGTTTATGATGGCGCAGGCGATACACGAAAAATATACCTCAATATTCCTGTCGGGCTTTGAGATGGAGTCTAGTAGTGAATATACTTATCAGCGCGACGGATTGGCCTATCTCACCGGACTTGCCAATGGGCGCGGTATCTCTGTAGTATTGCCAAGTGACACTGGCTTCTTGAAAGCGAAGATGTATAGTTATGAGGGCGGGCAGATGGTATCGCGTGAGGTAGTCGAGCAACACTTGAATAAATATAAGACTATCCCCTCGACATACCTGAAGCAAGGTGCAGTATTAGCCTTGACCGCATTACTCGATAACTTTAGCCGCCCCTCTATGGGACGGCAGGGATTGGAGCATCTATTCCAAAAGTATAGCAATCAACATAGGGAATTAGTAGGTTACGTCAACAAATTTGGGTCCGAGAAATACGAACCCGCCATGTTGATGGCAGAGGGCGCAGTCCAGGCTTACGAAAACCTAATCAAGGTATGCGACTTGGAAGAGCCAGATTTCAAGATGCATGAGATAGCGCAATTTATTCAATCGGAAAAGGATCTATCCCCGGGTTATGTGGATTTTGGTGCAGATACGATCAAGATTGGTGGTATCTGGAGGTAAATCATGTTTCAAAAAATCCTTCAGTGGATACGGGAGCAACTTAATAAAATGATTACACAAACTTCTGTCAAACAAGCCATTGGAGCCGATATTGCCATTAGTCAACCTATGGCAACCGCGCTCCAAACATGGAGCCTGATGTATGCCAATCAAGCGGGGTGGTTAAGCACTGATGTGAAAAGCTTAAACCTTCCGGCAGCCATATCATCCGAGATTGCCCGAGCTGTGACCATCGAGATGGATGTTGAGATTAGTGGATCTCCACGCGCCGATTATCTCAATGAGCAATTCGAGAAGGTCCTGGACGCACTACGGCAGCAGGTAGAGTATGGCGCGGCAAAGGGCGGCCTGATGATTAAACCCTACGTTTCGGGTGAGAATATCCTGGTCGATTATGTTCAGGCCGATCAATTCTTCCCGGTCGCATTTGACGCTAATGGCAACATCACGAGCTGCGTATTTAGTGACCAAAGGACAATCGGCTCGAATTACTATACCCGCCTCGAATACCATCAGATGCAAGATATGATGGTTGATGGAGTGGCTTCGAAGGGTTGCACTATTCGCAATCAGGCATATAAATCCACTACAAAGGATACGCTCGGGCAGCCAATATCCCTTATAGATGTTGACGCCTGGAAAGACTTGGAGCCCGAGGCGACCATCACCGGGATTGATAAGCCTCTGTATGCTTATTTCAGATATCCGCAGGCTAATAATATTGACCCTACAAGTCCATTGGGTGTAAGTTGCTATGCGCGGGCTGCAGTAGGTTCTGAATCGGGTAGTAAATGCCTAATCCAGCAGGCTGATGAGCAATGGTCGAATCTTCTTTGGGAGTTCGAGAGCGGGCAACGGGCGTTATATGTGGACGTGCTTGCATTCGGGAAAACGTCTGACGGTAAACCTATCTTACCCAATAAGCGCTTATATCGGACAATGGAAAGCGGTAGTGCAGAGGGTGAGTTCTTTCAGGAATGGTCTCCGACATTACGGGAATTGAATATCCTAAATGGCTTAGATGCGATCTTACGCAAGATTGAGTTTAACTGCGGATTGGCATACGGCACATTGAGCAATCCACAAACGGAAGACAAGACCGCGACCGAAATTAAGATTTCCAGGCAGCGTTCTTATGCCACGGTTGCAGACACCCAAAAGTCACTCGAGGCGGCATTAGAACAATTAATATGGGCTATGGATACGTGGACAACGATTGACGGACTCGCGCCCGTGGGCATATACGAAGCTATCTATGAGTGGGATGACAGCGTTATCGTTGACAAGGATTTGCAGATGCAAGCCGATAGGCAAACAGTTAATATGGGCGCAATGCCGAAGTGGAAATTCCTCGTCAGGAATTATGGATTGACAGAAGAAGAGGCTAGAAAATGGGTTAGTGATAACATGGCAGAGCAACCGGAGCCAGTAAGTCTATTTGGGCAAGGAGCGTAATATGCCAGTAAAAATCAGGAAAACTAAAAAGGGTTATCGCGTGACACATGGCGGCAAAGTATCTGCAAAGCATACCACTAAAGCCAAAGCGAAGCGGCAAGGCAATTTATTACGCGCGGTAGCCCATGGTTGGAAACCAACAGGAAAGAAGGCGAGAAAATAATGAGGTATAATAAGGGTGCTGCGACGGGGCAAACCGTCCAGCACCATGACCAAGCGCAACGGAGGCGCTCGATAACATGATTATACCCCAAGTAAATAATAATCGAATATGCGGAGTTTATGAGATAGTCAATACCGTTA